AGTCTAAACACCCAAGGTAGTTTAGCAAGTACAGCAAGTCTTGTATTTGATGCAGATGCAGATCTTTCAACACTTGCAACACTTACATCAACAGCAAGAACAGCCAATGTTTCAGCAAGCGCAGATCTTTCAACACTTGCAACACTTACATCAACAGCGAACTTTGTTCTTGAAGGAAATGCTGACCTAAGCACATCAGCAAGCCTTGCAGCAACAACACAAAAAATCAAACTTGGCGAAAGTGACATTAGCACAAGTGCAACACTTGATGTTGATTATGTGTTCTACGCAGGTGGCCGTGGAGACATCCAAACAACTGCAACTGTAGATGCGCAAGGTAGATTAGCAAACAAAGACGCAGAATTAGACATACTGCCATTTGCAACCATAGAAGCAAACGCAGGTCTAATCACAAACAACCCTGCTGAACTTGATACTAACTTTAGTGTAGATACCGCCGCTATTCTAAAACTCGCAGGTGCTGCTGAATTAGCAACTGAAGCAAACATTTTAAGAGCAGTACCAGGCATCACGCAAGATGCTATCGCACAACTTGCAAGTGTATCAAATATATCAGTCACAGATAGATTTGCACATGTAAGAGGTGCCTCTGACCTACAAACCTCTGCTTCTATGACAGTAGAAGGCAGAGAAGCGCAACAAAGAGGCACAGCAAGTTTTGAAACTTCAACTGATCTAACTGCAACAGGATCAACTAATACATTTGGTGATGCTGCATTAGAAACTGAATTTACATTCGCAGCCGCAGGAAGTTTCTTTGGAGACGTACCTGATTATAGAACTATAACAGTGCCTCAAGAAACACGAATTGCTCAAATCCTGCCAGAATCACGCTTTATAACCGTGGAAAATGAAACCCTAATAAATACAATCATAAGCGAAACAAGAGCATTAAAAGTTGATCAAGAAACAAGAGTGATCAAATTATTAACAACGGAGAATTCCTGATGGCAACAATAACAGGTTTTTACAAAGACAATGAAGGGTCCGTAATAGACAAGGATCCAGAGGCAACACTCAGTTATCAAATAGATTGGAGTGATTGGCTGCCTTCAGGGGATGAAATCAGTTCAAGCTCTTGGACAGTAGAAACAATCACAGACGACGAAGACAACTTAACAACCACAGGCAACACTAACACAACAACAAACTCAACAGTCACACTTTCAGGCGGAACATCAGGCAACATTTATAAGGTTTATAATACTATCGTGACACTAAACAGCCTAACAGAGCGTAGGTTCTTTAGGGTCAAAATCAAAGATAGAACATTGTAAAAGGAAACACGATGGAAGAAAATACACCCAAAAAGGGGAGGCGCAAGAGCAAGGCTGCTGACTTAGATCGCAAACAGATCTGGAAGTTGGCTTGTATGCAATGCACACTTCGTGAAATCGCAGATGTAATGGATGTTTCACACGAAACTATTCGCAAGCATTTTAGTGATTTGATAGAACAAGGCCACTCAGTTGGCAAACAAAGTCTGCGTAGGGCGCAGTTTGAAAAAGCAATGAACGGTTCAGATAGAATGTTGGTTTGGTTGGGCAAGCAGTATCTTTCACAGCAAGACGCACCCAAAGACAATGACGACAATCTACCTCTGCCTTGGGAAGATTAATGCCATTAAGCATACCACAACAGACAGTCGCAGATGATGAAAGCCGCTGTAAGGTGCTCATCACAGGCCGTCGTTTTGGTAAAACGCACTTGTGCATTAGAGAGTTGTGCAAAAGCGCAGCAAAAAACCCAGGCAGTATAAATTGGTATGTGGCCCCAAGTTATAGGATGGCCAAACAGATCACATGGATACAGTTGGTGGGCAAACTAAGCCAACTCAAATGGATACGTTCAAAGAACGAAGCAGAACTTACCTGTGTCCTAAAGAATGGAAGTATAATTGCTCTCAAGGGCGCAGATTCGCCTGATTCACTTAGGGGAGTAGGGTTGGATTTTCTTGTGGTAGATGAATTTCAAGATGTCCCTTATCAAGCATGGACAGAAGTGCTACGCCCAACACTCAGTGACAAAAGAGGTGAGGCGCTGTTCTGTGGTACTCCAAAAGGAGTAGGCTCATGGAGCCATCGCTTATTCACACAAGCCATACATGAAAAGGATTGGAATGCGTGGCAATTTACAACCATAGAAGGTGGTAATGTTCCCCCAGAAGAATTAGAAGCAGCACGCCGTGATCTTGATGACAAAACATTTGCACAAGAATACATGGCTACTTTCAATACCTATTCAGGGGTTGTGTATTACAACTTTGATTACAAGGGCAACGTAGTACCATTAGAACGTCCAGAGACGAGTGTATTAATGGTTGGTATGGACTTTAACTATATGCCACAATCAAGTGTGATAGCGCAAGTATCAGGTAAAAAAATACATATACATGATGAAATTAGAATGATGGGTTCAAGCACAGAAGAAGTGGTAAAAGAAATCAAACACAGATATCCACACTCAAAAGTGATTGTGTTCCCAGATCCTGCAGGGCGTCAAAGAAAGACATCAGCAGGTGGTAAAACAGATATTAGCATACTAATGAACGCAGGTTTTGACGTGCGAGTAAGGCAGTATCACACACCTATTAGAGACAGGGTGAATAGTGTGAATGCCTTACTAAAAAGCGCAGACGGTCATAGACACTTGTTCATAGATCCAAAATGCAAACACACAATAGAAAGTCTTCAAAGATTAACATACAAAGAAGGCACAAATCAAATAGACAAAGACAGTGGCTTGGACCATTTTGCGGATAGCGTAGGCTATCTTTGTGATTATCTATTCCCAATAAAAAGACATCACGAATCAGAAGAACCGCAAAGATGGGGCTTTGGCACTAAAAGGAGTTGGTGAAGAACATGAGCAAAAATATGCAACTATTACAAAGTCATCCAGCCTGGAAAGAAAACATAGAAGATTGGAAATTCTTAATCAACTCTTACATGGGCGGATCAATGTACAAAGAAGGAGAATATCTTGCTCCTTACATTATGGAATCAAGAGAAGATTACGAACAGAGATTAGACAACACACCTTTGGACAATCACGTTCGCAGTGTTGTAAGTGTTTTCAATTCATTCCTGTTTAGACAACCACCTAAAAGAGAATTAGGCAACTTGGCCACAGACGCAGGCATAGAAGCGTTTATGGGTGATGCTGATTTAGACGGTAGAAGTTTTGATAGTGTTATGAGAGACATTTCAACTTTTGCAAGTGTCTATGGACATGTTTGGGTGATAATGGACAAGCCACAGACCACAGCATTTACAAGAGCAGAAGAATTAAATCAAGGCGTAAGACCTTACATGTCAATCTACACACCAGAGAATGTGATTGATTGGCAGTATATGAGAGCACCAAATGGCAAATACTATTTGACCTATCTCAAATTGTATGAAGGCAGCCATAATGGCTTTGACACTTTCCGTATCTACACCCCAGAAGTAATACAAGTGGTAGAAATAGAAAGTGAAGCAAAAGCAGCAGATGCAACTGTTATCAGTGAAATACCAAACGCACTTGGAGAAGTTCCTGCGGTTTGTGTTTATTCACAGCGCTCACCAACCAGAGGCATAGGCGTTTCAGACGTAGCAGATGTGGCGTCAATGCAGCGTGGAATCTACAACGAACTATCTGAGGGGGAACAAATTCTGCGTCTAACTAACCACCCCTCACTTGTAAAAACACGCCAAGTTGAAGCAAGTGCAGGCGCAGGATCTATCATCCAAATGCCTGAGGATACTCCTGAAGGACTAAAACCTTATCTACTACAACCAAATGGCGCAAGCATAGATGGCATCCTTGAAAGCATCAAAACAAAAGTAGAAGCTATTGATAGAATGAGCCATATGGGTGGCATCCGTAGCATAGAAAGCAGACGCCTAAGTGGTGTCGCCCTCGCTACAGAATTCCAACTTCTAAATGCAAAACTAAGTGAAAAAGCAGATAATCTTGAACACGCAGAAGAACAAATTTGGAGATTATATGCAAAATGGCAGGGCACTGTTTGGACAGGTGCTGTAAAATACCCAGACAGTTTCAACATTCAAGACAAGTACAATGACATGGTGATGTTGAAGACTGCCAAAGAAGCAGGTGTTGAATCACCTATACTAAGAGCAGAAATTGAAGACAAGATGTTGCGTATCCTTGTTGAAGATGAACGCTATGAAGAACTAACAAGCCAACCACAAAAAGATCTACTAACACATGCTCCTGTGACAAATGCAGCAGACCTTGTGCAGCATCTTAGAGACATGGTTGAACTTGGCTACACAAATGAAGAAATTCAAGCACTACACCCTGAGTTGGTAGAGTTGTTTGAAACAAATGATTCAGAGGACATAAATGGCGATGAAGACAGCTGAAGAATTTGAATATGAATTCAAATATAAAACTTTCCCATCAGAAATACACAAACAACTTTTAGAAGAGATCAGTCTCTACTACAAAGAAAATGAAAAGTGGCTAACCAAACACAATGTATCTGCGGCCAAAAGGGCAAGAAAACATCTTATGAATGCGTGGCACTTGTGCAGAGACAGACGTTTTGAAATAATGGACGAGCGCAAGGAATTAGAGGATGAGCAGTAGTTTAGAAGATCACGAAGAAGTATGTGCTCAGCGTTATGCTGACATAGAGAGAAGAATGAGCAGTGTTGAAGACAAAATAGATAAGTTGAGTGAAAAAATAGACTCAAACTTTAGAACACTAACTTTTATGATCATAGGTGCAATGGCAGGTGTAGGAACACTTGTTGGAATTATTGTAGCACTGATAGGAATTAGATAAGGAGGGCACAAGCATGGCTATGAAGAAAAAGAAAAAGACCAAACGCAGAGGCGGCCGTAGAGGCGGCAAATAATAGGCGTTTTAGAGCATTGTAATAAATAACAATGTCCCACTGCAGAAGCAGGTATTTTTTACGGTTGGACTTCTTAGCCTAATAAGGAGGATGAAATGGTTGAAGAAACAAATATGGAAACTGAAAATCCACAAGTAGAAGCAAGTGCTGAAACTGAAAATCAGGAACAGGCTATGACAGCGTTTTCGCAAGAAGATGTTGATAAGATAGTCAAAGACAGACTGGAACGCGAACGCAAGCGTTTTGAAAAAAAATATGCGGATGTTGATGTAGAAAAATATCGTGAGTTGATGAGTGCTCAAGAAGAAGCACGAATTGAAGATCAGAAGAAACGTGGTGAATTTGAAAAAATCCTACAAGAAACTGTTCAAAAGAAAGACTCACAGATCAATGAAATACGTCAGCAATTACACTCAATTAAGGTTGATGGAAGTCTATTGAACGCAGCAAGTTCTAAGCAGGCAGTTAATCCACAGCAAGTGGTGAGTTTGCTAAAGAACAACATACGTCTAAATGATGTAGGTGAAGCAGAAATCATAGACGCAGAAGGAAATGTGAGATACACAGACAACGGTACTGCTATGACAGCAGACGAGTTGGTAGGTGAGTTTTTAAGTCAAAATCCTCACTTTGTAGCAGCAGGTCCAAGTGGTAGTGGCAGTCAAAGTGCTATCGCAAATTCAACCAAAGTTGGCAGTGTAGATACTCGCAGTCTGGACATGAACAATCCTGAAGATCGTAAGATCTACAAAGAAAGAATGAAAGCCAAAGGTATTAGAATTTAAGGAGACCCAACATGGCAAACGAAACAACAGGCACTACTTTAGGTGCATTGTTTAGTGACGTACAACAAGCGGCACTATTCACCATGCAAGAGCGTGGATTTATGCGTCCATTAGTACGCAACTTCAACTTGGTAGGACAGCCAGGTAAGCAAGCAAAAGTAGGTATCTACCCAACACTTGCAACTTCAGCACTTGTAAGTGGTGAAGGCACAGACGCAACTAACAATGCAATCACTGCAACAGAAAAAACTTTTGATTGTGATGAAATTGCAGCGTTGGTCACACTAACTGACACAGCTCGTGATTCAGCAGATGACGACACAGCAGCAAGCATTGGTCGTATATTAGGTGAAACTATGGCTCGTAAGATTGACGAAGATATCGCAGCACTATTCAGCGGTTTCTCAAACGGCATTGGTACTGCAACTCAGCCAGAACTAACTGCGGATCTAATCTTTCAGTCTGTAGCGACCTTGAGAAGTCAATCCGTGATGGGACCCTACGTAGGTGTTTTCCACCCAAATCAAATGTACAACTTGAAAAAGCAACTTGCAAACGCAGGTAGTGCAACAGTTCCAAGCCTATCAGACGTAGGTAATGCAGCATTAGCAGAAGGCTTTGTTGGTCGTATCGCAGGCGTTGATCTATATGAATCAGCGGTTGTCACAGGTGACTCAACAGGTGCTTATGTTGGCGCAATTATGCACCCAGATGCGATCGCATTTGCTCTTAAGAAAGACGTGACACTTGAAACACAGCGTGACGCTTCTCTACGTGCAACTGAAATCGTTTCAAGCATGACATACGCAGTAGGCGAACTACAAGACGCACACGGCGTAGCAATCATGACTGACGCAGTTATTGACTAATAGTTTCTAACCATGAAATAGGGCCTTTTGAGGGCCCTATTTTTCTATCACGATAAATATCATGTAGAGAAGGACTCTACACACCCCTTTAGTAGGACTTAAGGAGAGCCCATATGGCTTTTGCAGCAATTACAGATATTCTTGAATATGAGCCTACAATTCAAGATTATGGCATACACGATTTTGATGATGCCCTAAGCAAGGCACAAGCAGATGTAGAAAGATATCTTCGCATCCATTGGTGGCCAACGCAACAGATAGGCAAATATGATATTACAATAATTGGATTAAACGCAGAGATGAATTCAAGTTTATTGACTGAAAGTCAATTAACAAGAGCAACTGTTTTCTGTGCTTTAGCCTATTACATCTTTCCTAAGTTATCTAAATTTGAACCAGACCTTGATGTATTCCAAGTAAAAATGGAACACTACAGAGAACGCTATGCAGAAGAAATTGATCTGGTAATCCGCGATGGGGTAGAATATGACATTGACGGTGATGACACGGTGACGGATGTAGAAAAAGAACCAACATACTTCCTTCGCCTTAAAAGGTGAGGTTGAAGCATGAGTTTAAGAGAAGATTTCGCAAACAACATAGTCACAGTTCTTAAGAATATGACGGACCCACAACCTGTGTTTGTCACAAGAGAACCATTTGATGTTGAAAAATTAGCCATTACACAGTTTCCTGCAATACTTGTAGTCACAGGCAATGAAGAGCGTGAGGACTATGCTATGCCTGTCCGCCAAGGGCAAATACTCTACACAATTAGAGGTTTTGTAAGAGGGGGCGCAGAACTTGATCGTCAAAAGAATGACCTAATTGAACGTATTGAGGAAGCACTTGAAGCGGACAGGTATAGAGGCAAGAGTGTGAAAAATATCAACACACAAGTCACAACAGTTGAAGTTATAGATAGAATTCCGCCATTGGGCGAAATAGCAATGACGGTGCAAGTCCGTTATCTTTACACAAAGGGGACAACATAATGAGTAAAATTACAATTACCAAAGACGGTGTCACCAAAGAAATCAAGCACCGTTATTTAGAGAATTTTTTAGACAGGGGGTGGGTCCATGAGGGCGAAGTTCCTGCTAAAAAAGAAGTCAGCGTAAAGGTGGAAGCCACTGCTGATGTAGTAGAGGAGGAAACTCCAGAAACAGAGGATGAGGACAACTGGACTTATAGTTTAGATGACTCTGAATCTGAGCCAGAAGACGAAGAAGGAGAAGACTAATGGCAACATATGAAGGTTCCGCAGGAACAGTAAAAGTTGATGTCGCTTCTACAGGATCACCAGTAGCAGTGGCGTCTGTAAGAGGATGGAGCATGGATATGACTCGTGAAGTTGTTGAAGACACATCCATGGCATCAGGCGGTGTTAGAACTTACAAAAAAGGCCTACAAACCTACACAGGTTCTATGGACATCGTGTATGATGACAGTGAAACAGCACTTGTTTCAAGCGCACTAAACCCAGACACTGATGACACAGTATCAGTTGAACTGTACAGTGACACAGGTGTTGAAACCAACAAATTCGTTGGTAATGTTATCGTCACATCTTACTCAATCTCAGCATCATACGATGGTTTGACTGAAGTAAGCGTGTCTTTCCAAGGCACAGGCGCTCTAACAACAGCGAGCATCTAATGCGTAAAACAGTGTCAGTAGAGGGTGTAGCAGAAGCAAAAGCCATGCTACGCAAACTCGTCCAAGATGAGATTACGGAGATTGGGGAAACTTACAAAAGTGAGGTTCGTCGTCGCACACCTATTGACACTGGTCGCGCACGCCGTGGATGGCAAAGCAGGAACAAAGAAATATCAAATTCAGTTCCATACATTCGCAGACTTGAAAATGGTTATTCAAAACAAGCACCAAGAGGTTTTGTAAATCAGGCTGTGAATGCAACAGTTAATAAAAGGAAAAGAACATGAGTGGAAGCGTTTTAGATAAAGCAACAGCACATTATCAATCACAACTTAAGGAAATGAAAAGCTATTATGTAGAAGAGTGGGACACCACAATCTACTATAGAACAACTTCAAGCCTACAAGCAGAAAGTGAAGTAGTAGAACTTACTCGCAAAGGCAAGTCAATTGAAGCGTTGGTAGTAAGCATTATCAACAAAGCAAGAGACGAAGATGGCAAACCAATTTTCAAAAAACTTGACAAAGACAAACTAATGCGTGAAGTTGATCCTCAAGTTGTGCTAAGAATTTCAAGCGTTCTAAATGGTGGCGATGCAGAAACCACCGTAGAGGACGTGGAAAAAAACTAAAGGAAGACTTAGATCTTCGCTTTCTCATGAGAGTCTGCAAAGATTTGGGTCTAACATTAGAACAAGGTATGGAGATGTCAGTCTTAGAATTCAAACTATGGGTGGCATTCTACAACTTGGAGCAGAAAGAAGCAAAGGGGCAAATGCAGGATGGCAGACGCAAACATAATCGTAAAGATCGTTGATCAAACGCAAAACGGTATTAATGCCATTACAAGGCAGGTAGATAATGTAGAGCGCAGTGTTAATAGAACCAATACAGCATTTGGTGGTCTTAACAGAGCCGTTGGTGCATTTGTCGCCGCTGTGGGTGCAAGGGAAATCATACAATTTGCAAACACAGTACAAAACCTAAACAACAGATTAAAATTAGTCACAGGCAGTCAGGCTGAACTTAATGATACATTTGAAGGTTTGTTAAGGATTGCAAACCGTTCAAGGTCTGATCTCACAGGAGTTGTTGATTTATACACAAGGATACAATTAGCAACACAAGATCTTGGAATTTCAACAGAAACAGCAGCCAGGGTCACAGAAAGTTTAGGTAAATTATTTGCGATATCAGGAGCAAGTGCAGAAGGTGCAAGTGCAGCAATTTTCCAACTTGGTCAAGGTTTGGGCGCAGGTGCTTTAAGAGGCGAAGAATTTAATTCAGTAGTTGAACAAGCACCTGGTATTTTAGATGTCCTTGCAAAAAAATTAGGCGTCTCAAGAGGTGAAGTTAGAGAACTTGCAGCTGATGGCGCACTTACAGCACAAGTCCTTATTGAAGCACTCACAGAAAGTGCTGATACCATAGATGAACAATTCAGCAGAACAACTGCGACCGTTGGACAAGCACTAACAGTTCTAAGGAACAACTTTATAGACTTAGGTAGGAATGGTACGCCTGTGTTTGATGCACTCGCAGAAGCAATACTATTCTTGGCTGAAAATCTTGAAACTGCTATCACTTTCGCAGGAACATTCATAGCAGCATTCGCCGCAGCAAAAATAGCAGCAATAGTCGCAAGCATAGGAAGCATAACAGCCGCAGTTAGAGCACTAAACTTGGCCATAGCAGCAAACCCAATAGGCTTGATTGCAACTGCTGTCGCAACCGCAGCAACACTGATTATCATGCATTGGGATGATATAAAACAAGCAGGTGTTGATGCATTCCGTTTCATAAAAGAAAGTTATGACCGTTTTGAAAATACGATAGTAAGAGGATGGCAGAATATCAAACTCCAAGGTTTAGAACTTTGGACAGAGATACAAAAAGGTTATCTTACATTTGAAAGCGCAATCATCAAAGGATTTGAAGGTTTAATCAACACGGTTGTTGGCGGATTTATAGAATTCAAAAATTCTATCGTTGCACAATTCAAAGCCATAGCAGCAGCCGCATCAGATCCTCTAAATGCACTTGAAGCATATGATACAGCACTTGCAGCAGCCAGAGAAGAATTAGCAGCCACAGAAACTAACGTGGTTGATTTTAGTGCTGCGGTTGCAGAAAACGATCAAAGAATACAAGAATTAAATGCTGAATTAGAAACAGAGCGTCAAAGATTAGATGAAGCAAGTCGTGCATTAGATACAGGCACAGGTAGATTAGGCGTTTATGATGACGCAATCCTAAGAGCAACCTACAGCACTGAAGGTGCAACTGATGCAACTGAAACTAATACACAAGCACTTGGCGACAACACAGGCGAAACTGATGCAAATACAACTGCAACGCAGGCAAATGCAGACGCAACAGAAACACAAGCACAGGCTCTTGCTCGTGCTGAACAAGAAATACTCAACAACATTGCAGCATATTCAGCAGAAACTGCACAACTTGGTTTAAGTGAAACGCAAAGGCTACAACTTGCAGAAGTTATCAAAAATGAAAATCTAATACGTGAAGCACTTGGTGACACAGTAGAAGAACTTTCAAATGAAGAAATTCGCTTGTTGGCAGAATCAATCAAAGCCAACGAAGTGCATACAAATGAATTCCTACAACTAACTGATGATAGGATAGATGCTATCATGGACGCTGTGGCTGAGCATGAACGTTCAGTACAAGAATATGAAGATGGCGAACGTGAAGTCCAAGACATAGCAGAAGAAACAACTCGTGTCATAGAAGATCTTGCAAGACAGCGTGAAGATTTCTTGAGAGACGTCAATAGAGAAATTGAAAATATTGAACGTGAAACTATGACAGAGATAGAGCGTCTAAATCAAGACAAAGAAGATTTCATCCGTGAAGCAGAAGAACAAGGCTTGTTAGATCACGAAGATGTGATGGAAAGAATAGCACTGTTTGATCAGCAAATACGTGATGAACAAACAAGGATCCTTGAAGACGCACTTGCAGAACAAAGACGTTTAGAAGAACGTGCAGAACGTGAGCGTATGCAAGCGCTTGAAAGAGAAAATAGAGAGCGTGAAAGAGCCATACAAGCACACCAACGTGAAGTTGAAAGATTTACAGAATCAAGTGAAAGAGAACTCACAAGGATTAGACGTGCAAGCATGGATGAAGCAACTCGTATTGAAGACGAGAAGCAGGAATACATCCGTGAAGCAAGAGAACTTGGTGTTCTAAATCACCAAAGCACACAAGACAGAATTAGGGCATATGACCAAGAAATAGCAGACGCTCGCATAGAAATGGAAGAGCGTGTCACAAGAGAAAGAGCAAGACTTGCTGACGAACAGATCAGCAAATACAGAACTATCTATGATGACATGGAAAGCAAACTGTTAGATTTTGTTGGCATAAGTGAAAGCAAATTTACAAAAATCAATGAATATGCTGAATTGTTCTTGGGTGTGAATATTAGAGATATTATCCGCGGTACATTTGCACAGGGCACACTTGCTATTGAAAACTTCCGTAAAACAGGTGAATTTAATTTAGAGGGCTTTGGCGGATTCTTCCAAAACATATTTGGATTTGAAGGCAACGGTATAGGTGCAATTATTTCAAGTGCATTTGACGGCAGCATTTTTGAAGGATTTGTAAATGCAG